TCAACCCTTGCAGATAGCGCACCTTCATATAAAGGTCGCTTGCGCGCTTGCTGCCGTTCTTATTTCCAAGATCCGCCACGTCAGACATCTGCGTCGTATAGAACAGGTTTTTGAAGTTGTGCGCCTCGTCTACGAACAGGCTGTCCACGCCGAGACTTTCGAAATCAATGTTGTCCTCGTCCCGTGCCACATCACTGAGACCTTTGATCTTCGCTTCCAGCTCTGCACGCTTTTTCGCCAGCTGCTTCACCGTGAAGTTTTTTCCGGTCTGCTGTTTCTTGGCCTCCTCCTGCGCTGCAATGATCTGGTCGACCTGTTCCTGATAATACCTCGCCTGCGCTTGTTTGGAGAGCGGAATCCGTTCAAAATGCTCATATGTGATGATGACCGCATCATAATCCCCGGTCGCGACCTTATTCGCAAAGGTTTTCCGGTTGGCCGGGGTGAAGTCATTTTCTGCCGGAACCAGCAGCTTCGCCGCCGGGTAGTAGCTTCTAAACTCCCTCTCCCACTGTCCAAGCAAATTCTTTGGGACAATGATCATCGGCTTTTTTACAGCGCCGATCTGCCGCAGCTTCATTGCCGCCGAGGCCATTTCAAGCGTCTTGCCCGCGCCGGTTCCATGCGCAAGGAGCGTATTGCCGCCGGACATGATGATCCGCTGCACCGCATTTGCCTGATGCTCCCGCAGCGTAAAGCCTGCGGACAGGCCGTCGATCTTCAGCTCCGAGCCGTCATAATTCGGAATCGCCATACAGTTGAAGAGATCATTGTAAAGCGGCCCATATTCTTTGATCCGGTTCTCGTCGCTCCACATCCATTCCTGGAATTTTGAAAGGATCTTGTTCTTCTTTTCCTTGACGGCAATCGTCGCCTTTGGATTCAATACGGCTTTCTGGTCCTTGCCGTGCGGATAGTAGACCTTGAGATCCTTGCTGTTGAGCGCCGCTTCAAAAATCTGCACAAAGGTCTTTCCCTCTGCGCCATATTCTGTGGAGTCCGCCGAGTTTCCGCGAAGATATCTCCCGCTTGCTCCATAGTCCACCTTGTATGTCCCCGTGATCGGGCTGTACGTCACATCGATTGCGCTTCTCCTGCCGCTATTCCTGCTGCCGAGGATTTCAGCGGCAAAATCAGCATATACACGCGGTGGAATCCACGTCGCGCCCGGCCGGACGGAAATATCCTGTGCAGGAATATCCGCCGGGACGACCTTCTCCAGCGCCTTTACGTTTGTCTCATACGCCGGGTCGATGTTCGCCAGACCGCGCGCCTCTTTCAGCTTTGCCCGAACGTTGCCGGAAAGATACATCTGCGCCGGCTGCCAGCTCTCGTCCGCCTGCTTATAGGCCAGACCCTGCGCCGCAAGCTGCCGCTCCACGGCCTTCTCGTCCGTTCCCATAAGCCGTGCAATCATCGGAATATCCACGCCGCCCGTCTCGTTGATCGACGCCGCAATGCCGTCCGCAGCCGTGTCAACGTGGCTCACGATCTCATGTGGCGTAATGGTGTTCTTCGTAAAGATCGCGGCCTTTTCCGCTGTCTTGGCTTTCGCGTCATAGTTTTCCAGCGCAAGGATGAACGGCGCATCCGCATCCTGCTGGATGATTTTTTTGTTTGCCGGATTGTTCATCGGGCCGTTTTTCTGTACGAAATTATCGTACACTTCATTCAGTTTTGCCCGCGCTGCCTCGATCTGCTCCGCCGGGGCGTTGTCAAATTGAAGGGCCAGCAGTTCCCGTCCGGTATCCCGAAGAGAGATCGCGCTCTGAAGCACTTCCGCCTGTTTTGCGCTCAGATCCAGCCGCACCAGCTCGCCGTCCTGATTCTGATACAGCTTTCCTCCATCAGAAACAAAACTTCCGTTCTTCGCCTTGCTCTTGGCCGAGCGGATTTCTTTGCGGACTTCCGCCTGAATTTCAGCCTGCGTCGGATTCGCCGTGTAGTCAATACGTCCGGTGATCTGCGAGAATGCTTTTTCGATCTGCTTCCCGAGGTTTCCCGGCTTCGCTTTCACGGTCAGTCCGTTCGCGCGATACATCGTCCCGGACCTCTCTACCGTGCCGAGCACCATTTCCGGATGGTTCCGGAAATATCCGTTCGTCTGCTCCCAAATGCCCTTATCCTGATGATAATAGTCCACGTCACGGAATGTCTCTCCGGCGTATGCTGTTCCGGCCGGGCGCTTCTTAAACACCAGAATATCCGTCACAACGTCCGTTCCGGCATTGGCCTTGAACGCAGTGTCCGGCAGACGGATCGCGCCGAGCAGGTCAGCCCGCTGCATCATGTACTCGCGCACGGAGCTGTCTCTTGCATCCATCGTATAGCGCGACGTGATAAAGCACAGTACGCCGCCCGGACGCACCTTATCAATGGACTTTGCGAAGAAATAGTTGTGAATGGAGTTTGTCACGGCCTTTGGATAGGCTTTGTCGAAGATCGCATAGTTCCCGAACGGCACATTGCCAATGGCGAGATCCATGTAGTTGTCCGGGATCACCGCCGTTTCAAATCCCTGAACCATGACCTTCGCGTTCGGATAAAGCGCCTTTGCAATGTTGCCGGTCACTTCATCCAGTTCCACCATCGTCAGGCTTTTCACATTCGGCAAAAGGGAAGCGGGCATGGCCCCGGCAAAATTGCCGACGCCGCACGACGGTTCCAGCACACGGCCACCCGTAAAGCCAAGCGATTCAAGCCCGTGATACATCGCGCGGATCACTTCCACAGACGTGAAATGCGCGTTCGTCGTGGACTGCATCGCGGCTTTCCATTCCGATTCGCTGAGCAATCCCTTCAGTTGCCGGTACTCCTTTGCCCAATCTTCCTTGTGGCTGTCAAAGGCGTTCGGAATTCCGCCCCATCCAACATACCGCGCAAGCACCGCCTGTTCCTCCGGCGTCGCCATACGGTTTTCGCTCATCACCGCACGAAGCGTCTGAATGGCTGCAACATTGGATTTATAGCGGGCCTTTTCGCCGTTCGGCAGCTTCAAGCCCTCTTCCGGAATGACGTAGTTCGTGCCCTTCGGAGATACGGAATCCGCCGTCTTCTCCCTGATCTCCCGCTGAACCGTCGCCGAAAGGTCTGCGCTTGGCTTCTTTGCCGTTTCCGGCGTCAGTACGCCATCATTTCCTTCGCCAGCGCGATGTTCTCCGGTTTGTTCCGATACTGTTCGAATGGAATCTGCGTCTCCGCTTCGGCCTGTGACATTGTCCACTGATACCGCAGTTCCTCTTCGAGACGTTCCTTGTACTCCTCGGTGTCCTCGTCCACTTCCGGTTGCAGACTGTAAATGTCCTCCTTCACGAACTCCCACGCCTGATCCTGCGCCAGCCCCTGTTTCATCAGGTCTTCCTGCATCTCGGCCAGCCGTTCTCCCTTCTGCTGCAACAGCGGGAGCAGTTCGCCTTCCTCCTTCAGGCTTTTGCACATCTTCGGCAGAAACTCCGCCCAGTAGTCCGCCGTCACCTGTCCCGGATACGGAAGACTCTGGTACTCCCTGTCTGTCAGAAACGCTCTGTACTTCACTGCTCGTTCCTCCTGTCAAAAGTTTGTTATTTCCAGCTACCGCAAGAATGTCTTCAACAGCTTCCTGCCGCGAAGTATATGCAGGGCTTGTGTATGTCAGCTTCCGTGCGTTTTCCACGGGAACCGCGCCGGCCGTCTCCGTCCTTCCCGTGATCGTCCCGATCCACTGTCCGTCACCGCGATCCTGAATCCGGAAGCGGTAATTGTCCGTGTTGGCCGTGTTCACGCTTTCAAGCAGGGAAGAGACATATTCAACGCTGTTTTTATCCTCAGTATACGCTGTTTCTCCCGTTTCTGCAACTGTGCGCTTTTCTACATCTTCCATAACCCTGTTGATAAACGGATCATTTTTTCGCAGCTCCGGATTTACCGTTTCTCCGTTCTCAATGCCACGCTCTGCAAGTTCTGCGCGTACCGCTTTCGGGTCGATGTTCAGCCATTCTTCCTGCGGCTCCATATCGTTCTTCCCGGCCACTTCCGCCGCGTATTTCTGCCACGGCGCTAGCGTTTTCGTTTCGGGAAGGTCATTCCCGGCCCTTGCCGCATTGTAGACCTTCACAAACTCCCCGGCGTATTCTGCCGTGTCCATCTTCCCATCGTAGGCGTTGAAGATCGCTTTCTGGCCGCTCGCGCCGAGCGTCTTGGCGATTGGCTCCATTGATGCGGCTTCCGTTGTGCGCGTTTTCGCGGGTGCTGCGGCCTTCTTTGCCGTCTTCGGCGGTTCCTGCTTTGGCATGGATGCTTCTCTGCCCGTGGGTTCGAGTGTTTTGGCCTGCGCAGCGTCCTGCTCGGGCATCTGCGCGGTGTTCTGCTTCGGGGCTACCGTTTCCATGGGCGCGGCGTTCTGCCCGCCTGACGGCGCAGACGCGGCCTCCTGCTGCATTTCCGTCGCCGCTTTTACGAGTGCATCCACTGTTTTTGCGTCAAGTCCCTGTGCCTGAAGATCCTGACTTATAGACTGTGCCGCGCCCGCCGCCGCGTCTCCGACCGTCATGGGCAGCGGCGTGTCCGCCTGAATCACGCCCTGCGTGATCGCGGTCTGAAGGCCGTTTGCGACCTCCTGCGTCAGATTCGGGTCGACCGGCGGCTGTGCCGGCGCACTCGGGATCTGTCCGGTCGTGCCGCCCGGAAGCGCGGTCTTGGGCTGCATGGCGTCGGCTGCTGCCTGATAGCCATTCAGATAGTTGTTTGCCCAATCCTCAATCGCATCCAGCGCAGAGTTGAGGTTGTTGACGGCCTTCTGCTGGCCCGCGATGTAATATTCGCCCGTCGCCGCGCGGAGGTTCTGCGTCTGCTGTAGAATGAGCTGCACGCGCTGGGCCTTTGCCTCCGGCGTCATGTTCTCCGTCCCCGCCGCCATCGCCTGATAGCTGGCCTCGATCTGGTTATAGGCTTGCTGCATCCGCGCTTTCTGCGCGTTCGTCGTCTCATAGGTCGAAATCGCGCTGCTGAGTGCGCTGAACAGGAAGGACGTCACAAGCCCCTCGGCGATCTCCTGCCCGGTCGGCTTTTTGTCCGCCGCCGCATATCCGATTGCCTGGTTGACCGTCGCATTGCTCATGCCGCTGGCCGTCTGCCGCACGAACTCGAAGAACGGTGTCATAAGGCCGTTCTTGCGCAGAACGTTTGCCAGCCCAGATCCGACAAGTTCTCCCGCGATGTTGCCCGCAGCGCCCTGCGCGCCGCTCACGGCGATGCTCTTCAAATAATCGCCGCCGCTGATATCTCCGCTTGCCGCCGCGCCGGAGTTTTGGATTGCGTTTACCCCCGCAAAGGTCAGCGAGCCGCGCGCCACGTTGAACCAGAAGCTGCCGGTCTTCAATCCCGTCGCAGCCAGCCCCGCGCCCGCCGCTTTGCCGACGCCGCTCATCAGCGCCAGAGAACCGGCAACGCGCGCGCCGCTCGCCAGATACGGGTGTTCCGACTGCGCATAGGCGTAGTTCTGCTTCTGCTCCGCCCATCTGTCATACGCCTCGTCCGCCATTTCCGTGGAGGTATGAAGCAGCACGTCTCCAAGCGCCTCAAACCCCAGCCCCTGCATCAGGCCGCTTGTGACAGCTTCCTGTCCGGAGTAAAGCCGCGTATAGAGCGCGTTGTAGATCTGCTCCCACTGCCGGGCAGATTCCTTGTCGTTTTTGCGCACAGCTTCCTGATACGGCGCAAATGCCCAGACGTTTCTCTCTGCGCTCAGAAGTCCCGTCCCGCCGCTCTGCGTTCCAATGGCTTCCTTCGCCTCCTGCTCCTGCTCCTTTGTCCACGTCCCGTAGACGCTCGCCAGTGCCGCCAGACGCTGCTTGTAATTTCCGACATTCTCCGCTGTGTACGCTTCCGGACGCTCCGATTTCTGATATGTCTGATAGACCTTGTACTGGTTCGCGTCCATCTGATACTGCCGGTCGACCTCGGCCTTCCGCTCCTTCAGCTTGGAGATGGCGTCCTCTGCGTCATTCTCTTCCTGCCGGAACGAGCGGATCGGGGAGAGTGCGCGCCCGATCTTCTCCCACAGGCTGGTGTTCTTGCGCCGTTCCTCTTCCTGCTGCGTCAGAGCGTCGATCTGCTTCTGGAGGTCTTCGGACTGCCTGCCCAGGATCTGCTGCCGCCGCATTTCCTCTGTTTCGTTCTCCAGCTTCGGCAGGGAGGCACGCTCCTTCGCCGCTTCTTCCCGTGCCGCTCTGTCCGGGTCAATGTTTCTTGGGTTCTCCAGAAAATGTTTCTCGCTTTCCGTCAGCCGCTTTCCGCTCATCTGCTGCCGGGCGAGTTCCTGCCGATACTTTGCATCTTCATAGTTCTGATACGCCGCGTTCTTGGCCGCTCCGGACGAACTGTAACGGCGGTAATTGTCAAAAGCCTGTGCCGCTGCGTTGACCTGTTCCTGATAGTGCCGGTTCGTGTCACGGCGCTGCGCGTTCACCTGCGCGGAGTACCTTTCAGCCGCGAACTGGTCATAGTTCCGATCTTCCGCGTTATATTTCCGCACCTGAAGGGTCTGCGGGAAGCTGCTGGACTGCTCATATTCGCGCAGCGCGTCAGCCCCGCTCCGCTTCCACTTTCCTCCGGCCTCAGACGTGCTTCTTTCATTCAGCGGTGTTACGCCGATGCTTCCGACATAGTTGCTGGACTGTTCATATTCCCGCAGAGCATCCGCGCCGCTCCGTTTCCACTTTGCCATAGTGCCTCCTTATTCCAACGGAATTCCAAATCCTGCATCGTTCAGGATGCCCGCCAATTCGTTATACTGCTTTTTGCCCTTCGAATTGCCAAGATTGAGCTGATGGACAATGCCCTGAAACAGTTCATACGCCTTGTCTTTCCGTCCCAATGCGATCCACTCATACATGCCGCGCTTCAGCTGGTCATAGGTCTTCGACTGGATGCCGCCCGCGCCGCCTCTGTTGTAGGTGTTGTCAATATAGCCCTTGCCGGTTTGCCGCGTTGTTTCTTCTTCGCTGCCGCCGCTTCCGCCTCCGCGTCCACCTCGACCGCCGGAGCCGCCGGAAGGCTGATTCGCGTAGTACGCCTCGTAGGTTTTCAGCTCTGCGGGTGTCAAGCCGGAACGTGCGATCAGGGTCGCATCGAGATTGGCCAGCTTTCCGCCGGCCTTTAAGAAGTTCTGCACACGATCCAGCGCGTCGCCCTGCGCCGCCGTCTCCATCGAATACTGCGTGCTCTGCTGGTTGGCCGCGAGGCCGAGGTTGTTCGCAATCTGGTTGTAGCGGTCAGAATACACGCCGTAATCAAAGTTCCGGTCTGTGTTGTACTGGCCGAGCGCGTCAATGTACTTCGCATAGTCCAGCTGTTCCTGCCCCTGAAGCGCGCTGATCTTGCTCTGCTGCAAGCTCGCGTCGTCCAGATACTTCTGATAGGCCAGCCGTTCCAGCTCCGGGATCTTGTCGGCAATCTGAGAAGCGTAGTAATTCTGTGCCTGTGCCGCCGCACTCGCCGCATAGCTCGACGGAATCCCGCCGGACGCCGCCGCAGCTTCCGCAAGCGCGTCCTGTGTGGCCCTCTGGCCCTCTCGCTGGTATTGCTTCCGGTAATTTGCATACAGCGGATCGTTTTTGTAATCGTAGCTGAATTTTCCCCGGTTCACATACTGCTGCAAGAGGTCATTGATCTGCTGGTCATACCGGTTGGAATACGTCGGCTTTTCCCGCGTATCCTGAAATGGGCCGTAGCCGTTGATCTGATCCCACAGCGCATTGATTGTGTCGTTCCACTGGTTGGTCTGCTGGGTGTAGCTGATCTTGTTATACTGGCTTCCGTTCCCGCCGCCGGAATAGCCGTACTTGCTGCGGATACCTTCCACGAAATCATGTGCGCTTTTCATGTCGGTCCGGCCGGTGCGATAGGCTTCTCTGGCCTGTGCCGCCGCGCGCAGCTCGTCGTCTGTAAAATGCTGCTGGTCAAAGGTGCTCCCGCCGTATTGACTGCGGTCGATCAGAGCCTGTTCGTCATATTGTTTCAGTCTTGCCATAGTTCGCCTCCTTATAGCTCGCTGCCGATGTAGCTCTCGCGCACCAGCGAATAAAGCCGCCATACGCCGGTTCCTTCAAGCTTGATTTTGAAATGGTCGCATCTGCGGGGCAGGGTAGAGAGGTAATAGCTCCGCTTCGCAGTCGCCGTCAGCTTCTTCACCAAGATCCACGTCCCATTGCTGTCAAACTGCTGGGAAAGGCTCAGTTCCGCCCCAGCCTCCAGCTCCACGCGGATCTGCACCTTACCGTGTCCCTTTTTATTCGGACTGCTCTCAATGAAATCCCCAAACTCCACCATAGCAGAAACGGAATCCTCTTTCACCCCCGCCGCGGAGATCGGATTTCCGCATACCCAGAGTTTCCCGCCCGCCGCCATGTAAAGCTCGCCGCCGCTCCATTCAAAGCCTTGCGCCTCTGTGCCGTCCTCGGCGTTCCACATGCTCTTTTCCGTGTCATACACGAAGATGCGCCAGCCGTCAGAGCCTTTCATGCTGACGTAGTATTTCCGCCCGTCAGAGCCGCCCACGGCGTTCTGATACCGGTCTGTGCCGAACGCGGCGGAAATGTTCTGCGGTATTCCGCCCGAATAGGCCACGATCCCCGCGCGGGACAGATAGAACAGCGTCTCCCCAGCGACCGCGAGACTCCGTCCGCTGCCCTTCGCCACACCAAGATTCGCGCTTCCCATCACCTGAAAGTTGCTCGGCTTCGAGCCGTAGACCTTGTAGATGGATTCCTCCTTGAAGAAGCAGGGATAGCCGAGATAGCTCACACATCCTGTGAAATCACCCTCGCTGCCCACGCTCGCCGCGTAGGAATCCGAGGCCAGCCCGTCAAACACGTTCCAGTTTCTCACGTCGCCCAGCTTCGAGGCGTAGATCGTGTTTCCCTTGCAGCCCCACAGCCGGTTTTCGTTCTCGCAGAGGAACTCCAAATCCGGCATTTCGCGCTTGAAGCTCAACGTTTCCGTGTCGCCGTTTTCAGCAATGGTGAACGTGTTCTCATAGAACCGCAGCTCATGCCCGTCCACCTCCCGGACGACCAGATAGACGCCCTCGCCGGTGTTGTTCTCCGGGTGCTTTGTCGCACCTGTGATGGAGATCGCATCCCCGGCCTTGAAGTAATTCTCGAAGTTTACGCTGTCACACACAATGGTGTTTGCGTCGGCGGCCTCGCCGCCATACGTTCCGTTTTTGATGGTGCATGCCTTGTTCAACACGCTCTGCTCAATGTTCCCGTGGCTTCCGTCGAGGCGGTTGTACCACACCTTGTCCGGCAAAATCACCAGATAGGCCCCGAGGTTCGCCATGACCTTCTCCGTGTCTGAAAGCCCTCTCAGCTTTGCCGCTCCGTCAAGATAGAGCGTCGTCCCATCCACATAGTAAAGTCCGTCGTGGGCGTACATCCCATGAAACGCTGTCAAAGTCCTCCGCAGATACCGGGCCTTTCTGGGGGAGAGGATCGGGAAGAGATCGCTCGTCATGTTCTTCTCGTCCCAGATCGTCCCGTCGCCATAGCCTAAATTGTGGTTATATCCGCCAAACTGCACCGTCGAAAACTTCTTGATGCCGTCCGCATAGCTCATTGCCGGTAGTGTAAAACTCATGTTCCCACCTTCGTTCCATAGAATTGATAGGTTCCTGTGCTGAAATTAAACATAATTCCGCACGTCTTTGCCTCGTTTCCAACCCACATCAGGTTGCTTCCATCGTAAATCTTCTGAACAACTGCCGGGTTCGTGTTGCCGAGGATAACAGAATAGTTGTCCGCTCCGTATGTCTGCCCAATCACGGCCTTCATCATACCGTTGATCCACACTTCGAGGCCATTCGCCCCAATCGCCATGTAGTTGTTGATGTCCGATGACATGACGATCCGGTCGCCCGCCAAGAAGGTTTGTCCGTACCCGGTCGTGACGGTCACGCCGTTCACCTTCTGACTCACCGTAGAAACGGCCCCTTCGGCGTTTGCAACGCGGGTCTCCAATCCGCTGGCCGTCTGGCTCAGGCTTGAAATGCTCCCCTCTGCATTGCTCACGCGGGAAGAAAGACCATTTGCGGTCTGCTGAAGGGAAGAGATATTCCCTTCGGCGCTGGACACTCTGGAAGAAAGACCGTTCGCGGTCTGCTGCAAGGACGAGATATTGCCCTCCGCATCCCCGACGCGGCTGCTCAACCCCTGCGCCGTCTGCTCCAGCTGCGAAATATCGCCCTCGTTGCTGCTCACGCGGGAGGCGAGGCCCGCCGCCGTAACCTGAAGCTCTGCGAGATTCCCGTCCGTGTCAGAGAGCTGCTTCAAAATCGGCTGCGAGATCGCGTCCTGAATCTCTTTCAGTCCTTCGGAGTTGAAGTTCCCGGCGTCGAGGTTGTTCAGCGTATACCGCAGTTGTTCCAGCAGCATATAGAGGTAATTCCGGATCGTCCTGATCTGCTCTGCGGGGCTTTCCTGCCCCGCAAAGTTTGGAAACTGCGTGTCCGCGCTCAGAATATTCCCCGGCATGTCAGCTCAACCCCAATCTGAATAACGCATAGGCCACAAGCCCGCCCGCCAGAGCCGTCAAAATGGTCTTGACCAGCGCTTCCCACTTGCTCCCCGGCACGGCCTTTAATGCCTTGACGTCCGTCTTGATCTCCTGCACGTTGCTCTCGATTGCCTCCTGCTTCGTCGCCAGGACCTCTACCGAGGTCGCCAGCTGATGCAGGGCTTTGTTGTCTGCCTCCAAATCGTCAATGCGGTGCGTGTTGCTCTTGCATCGCGCTTCAATCGACGCGACCAGTGCCCGAATTCCATCGTCCATCTCTTTTCTCCTTTATACTTCGGTAAAATACAGCCCCACCAGCTCATGAGGCAGGAACTGAAGCGTAACTTTGCCGCCCGGCTTCTCGCCAGTCCGTTCGCAGAGGTAGAGCTTGCCGTCCTCCGGGTCTGTGTAGTAGAGTCCGTAGGTGTACTCCATGCCTTTTGCGGCTGGAATGGGGTCCTCCTGTGTGCCTGCGTGCTCCTCGTCGATGACCGTAAACATCGCCGGTGTCTTGTCCGGCTCCCAACCTTCCTGCGTCGTGTGCGCCTGTCCTTCGTTGACGCGGAACAGCCTGTCCGTGCCATTGACCGGGAACACAAGTCGGTCGCCCGCTTTGATGACCAGATCAGGTTCCCAGCGTCGGTAAAGCTCCATTGCCTTTAGCGCGTCTGCATCCGTCAGACTGGCCGAAGCCTTGACGATATAGGGCCGCAGCGCCCGCGCCCTCTCTGTGTAGCTCATCATTCCGCCTCCCCAAGTAAAATTTTCGCCGCCAGTTCCGCGTCTGCCTTCTCCGCTCGTAGCGTTTCCGCCTCTGTCGGCTTGCCCATCATGCACGTTACTGTGCCATCGCGGTTGTCCGTGATGCTCCCGGCGACCGAATAATCCGAGTTGTCAAAGGTCTGCGTCTCGGTCTTCGTTTCGTCCGTAGGTTGGCCCTTGTCATCAAGAACTGGGTAGGTGTCGACCTGCTTGATACTCCACGCGAGGCCGTCCACAAACAGGCTCACCGCCTGATCGTGCGTCATGGCCAGCCTGACGGCCTTGGTGTCTCTCCTGTCCCATTGGTTGTTTTTGAGCACACCATCACAGGAAAGGATGGGGTATTCCGTTGTGTTAATCAGGATTGAGAGTGTCATGCTTGCTCCTTTCTAAGCTAAAACTGTGCCGTCATCGGCAACGAGTGTGTCAAAGGGTAGGATCATCGCGGGGCGGATATCACAGGCAACAATTCCACCGTAGACCGGATAGCCATATACGCCACCGAGCGAAGTGACCCCAAACACATCGGAAGTAGTATTCGTTTGGGCTGACCGTAAATACCAATATGACACCGTGCCATTTCTGTACGCTATACGTTTCGTATCATTTCCTGTCGTTTTTGTGAAGTATTCTAATTTTGCACCATCGTTCGGCATAAAGGCTGAACCAGCCGCCCCGATTTCGTTGCCGGACAGCAGGGAAATCTTGCAAGCCAGACCATTTGCGCCGGAAGCAACTGCCGAGCCGCCCGTTCCATTTACATACGGAATTTTGACCTGTTGAATTATTGATTTGATATTGCTTTCGAACAAATTCAAAAAAGTGCTATTCAAATAGCTGTTGATAGAAGAATTCTTGTAGTCGTTACTTTCCGAATTGTTCCACCATCTATTTTCATAACTGTCCTTCATCAACAGCCAAGTGCCATTGCAGCTATCATCATACAAAGCACTACTGCTCGGAATCCCCTGATTGACCACGATCCAATCCCGCATCGTGCCGTTGACGGCGATTTTTACCGTGTTGCCAACTGGAATCTCAGATAGCGGCGTCCCGCTTTCCAGCGAGATATCATACCCCGTCCCACCTATCAGCGTCCGCCCCTTCTTCACAGCATAGGCCGTTCCGCCGATGAGCGGTTTGCCGCCCTTGAGGTCATACCCTGTTCCGCTGACTTCTACCTTTTGGCCCATAGAATCACCACCTTAACCATATTGCCACGCAATGCAACCGTTGACACTTGGAGTGGTTTCCGCCGAAAACAGAGCCTCGCCCCGCGCCATATATGTCGTGTACTTCGTGTCCGACGCATTGACATTCGTCGTGCGGTTCAAACGGCTGTTGATCGATACGTTGTCCACATTGCCAAGACCAACATCCGTCTTGCTCACGCTCTGCTTCGGGTGCACATGGTCACCCCGAGCATAGGCGCTTTCCGAACCAGCCGATGCCGTCCCCGGCGCCTTCGGGGTAGTGGAAGAAGCACTCGGAACACTGACCAGCTCCGCAGCCGCCTGCGCGATCTCGCTCTTGTCCGCAGCGGTGAAATAATCCGTCCCCTTCTCCGGCGTGTGACCGGCTGGGCCTCGCGGGCCGGTCGGGCCGGGGTCGCCCTTCGCGCCCTGTGCGCCCTTTGGCCCCTGCGGCCCCTCCGGTCCGGTCGCGCCTGCCGCGCCTGTTTCACCTTTCGCGCCGGGTTCGCCCTGCGGCCCCTGTTCGCCCTGTGGGCCTTTGATGTTCACCGAGGCAGGATTGGTCTTCCCGCCGTCGTTCGTCCAGCTGAGCGTCCCGTCCGCTGATACGGACGGCGTGAACGTCGTGCCCGTCGCGCCGGGTGCGCCAGCCGCGCCGGGGCTACCGTCTTTGCCCGGTTCTCCCTGTGCGCCTGTGTCGCCCTTGTCGCCCTTCTCACCCTTCGCGCCCTGCAAGGGGCCGTTGTTGACCCACGCAGATGTCACGCCGTCGTAGATGTAAATGTCATACGGCTCCGCCGTGCCAACACCATAAGCGTCGCCAGCCGTTGGATTCGTCACCGCAGCGGCCAGCGCCTGCGCCGTTGCGTAGTAGCCCGAGATGGTCAATCCCTTGCCGGGTTCGCCCTGAACGCCCTGCAAGCCCTGCGGCCCTCTCGGCCCCGTCTCGCCCTGTGGGCCTGTTGCGCCTTGTGGGCCGGTCGCGCCCGTCGCGCCAGTTTCGCCCTTTTCTCCTTGCTTGCCCTGAATACCCTGAACGCCCTGCTCGCCCTGTTCGCCTTGCGGGCCGTTCGGGCCGATGGGGCCTTGCGCCTTGACGCCGGAATCGACCATTTTTCCTTCCCCGGCGCTCCACTGATACCAGTTTCCGTTCTCTCCGATATAGGCCATGTGTTCCGACGCCTCCTGCGACGCGCTGCTTGCGGCCTCCGCAGCCGCCTGTGCCGCCTTTGCCGCGTCTTTGGCCTCCTGTGCCTGTGCGATCGTCGAGGACACCAGCGCCCCTTGCAGCTCTTCCAGCGAGAGAACGTCATGCCATGTACTCTCGTTCTGATACTTCCACTGGAGCTGCCCGGAAGTCTGGTCGAACCGGATGACGACCGGCTCGCCCGGATTGCCCTTCAGCGACGCGAGCCATTCTTCCTCCGTGCCGGTGTAGCCATGCTTCACAGCGATCCCATACGCCGAGAAGTAGATCCCCAGCTCTTCCGGCTTTCCTCTGCGGTGCGTCCGGTTGTACCATGCCGCCCATTCCGTGATATGGGCGTTCGCGAGGTTCATCGAGTTAGTATATCTGTCATATTCTCCGTTGACGAAATCGATCATCGCCATCAGATAGACGTAATAGAGCTTGTCATGCGGAGCCGTTACGATCATCTCGCTCGTCAGATCATCCGCGCCGTAGCGCACCGTGTCCTCCGGGGCGATCATCAATACTTCGGTCTGCACCTTGCCCTCCACTTCGTTGAGGAATTGCAGCAGCATCGAGTCCGGATAGTGTGTCTCGTCCACCTGTTTCAGGTTCCGCGCCATTGTAATTGCGCTCTGTACGGTCAATTTCTTCCCTCCTTTGCAGAAAAACGGCGCAGAGAGCCTAAATACTCCCTACGCCGTGTCGTAGTGCCATTCGTGGTGGTTTCGCGGACGATATTAATGAAGTGCGCCGGATTTCTCGGCATACTGCCGCGCCTGACTTGCCATCAGTTCCGCTGTCCGCTCGTCCTGCCGCATCGAGCGGATCAGGATGTTGTAGACGCCGCGCGGGATCATCACCTGTTTGCCGCGCTGGATCTGATAACCCTTTCCGTTCCAGCCGACGAAAATGTCGTCCTTGTATTTGTCGTTGTCCCGAAACGCGAAGAAGGGGACAAGCTCATTCATGTCCTGCGGTTTGTTTGCCATCATGTTCCTCCTTGTCTGTTACCCGCCCCCGAAGGGGCGGGCATGGTCTCAGTTTGCTGCGGATTCAAAGGTCGAGGCGGATTCAATGCGGATCATGTACTGCTCGACAAGGCGCTCCGCCGTCTTCGTCGCCTTCCAGCCAGCAGTCGCGCGCTGGTTCAGCGGGTCAGCCGTACCGGAAGAGCCGAGCTGCTTCACAATATGCTGGAGACCGCCGCCGGTCAGCTCCGTCACGCCGTAGGCGTTGTCGCCGAGGATCAGCGTGGAATAGACGCTTCTGCCGCCCTTGCCGCCCTCGCCCGGCGAGATCACGGCGTTGTCCGCTGCGCTGGAGATGTTCTCCTTCAGCGTGATCTTCGTGGCCGTGTTGGATACGACCTCGCACAGCGTGTCTCCGATCAGGATCATGCGGCCCGCGAGCGCGTTCGCGGCGACCGTGCCGCCGTCGAAGGTGACTTCCTTCGTCGCCGAAGAGATCGCGCCGTTCACCAGCAGCGTCCGGCTGTCAGACGCGAGGTCTTCACCAGCGAAGATCTTTGCCTCGGTGCTCTCCACAAAGCGGACGCCCTCGATCTTGCCGATCTCGCCCTCATAGATGCCCTCCGGGTCGGAGTAGGTCTTCACGTTCACCCACTTCGGGTCGTTCATGAAGTCATAGGACACGTCCGGATGGATGATGCCGACGAAGTTGCCGTTGATGCGCTCCGCGTTCTGCACCTTCAGATAGCGGACGGCCTTGCGCACGTCGTCAATCGTCAGGTAGCAGTTCTCGCTTTCCGTCGCGCTGCCGCCGGTCAGCTCCGAGCGGTCTTTCTTGCCGCCGGAGTAGAGGACGTTCGTGCCACCTGCGAGCACTTCGCGGGTGATGGTGTCCAGCGTCCGGCCAGCCTGAGAGGCGAGCAGCTTCGTCGCCTGGACGAGGTTGTTGTCAATCGCGGTCAGAAGCAGGATGTCAGCCAGCTCGACATAGTCGCCGTACTGCTCCACCTTCGCGGTCAGAACAGACATCGTGAGCTTCCGGCCATCCGGGGTCACGCCTTCCTTGAGCGGCGTGAGCGCTTTGGGCAGCGGGTCATACTTGCGGAATTCGATGGTCTTGCCGCCGTTCTTCGGGATCGGGTGCTTCTGGCCGAACTGATCGTGTACCAGCTTCGGTTCCGTCAGGTCGATCAGATAGTCCGAATAGTAGGTTTTCATTTCGTCACTCAGACCGACGTCCGTCGTGACGTTCGTGTTGCCGTCGAACATTCTCAGGTCAAAGGCAACTAGTTCATAAAGATTTTTCATAGTTCTCCTTTCTCGCGAAAGGGTCAGAATGTGATAATGTCCCCTCTCGCAGCTCTGCGGGCGATCTCCGCGCGATCCTTTTTGGTCAGCTTGGAAACATCGTCCTTGATGGTGAATGCGCTCTGCCGCGCCGTTCCGTTCTCCACAGGCCGGTTTCCACGGGCGCGAATGTTATCTGTCACATTCTTTTCCGTCCGGATGCTGGCCTGCTGCATCGCGCCGGACATGATCTCGTCGAAGTGCATCACCTTGTACGCATGCTCCACCGGCGTCCCGGCCTTGAGCATCGACATGAACGTCGGATTCTCCATCTCCACAGACAGGTCAAATTGCGGGAACTTCTGCTGAAGCACTTCCGCATCCTGCATCCACTGCTGTACCTGCGCCTGTACCTGCTTCTGCCCTTCCTGCTCTTCCGCCGCCCGGCGGAACGCCTCGTTCTCGCGGCGCATCCGGACGAACTCGCGGTACTGCTGTTCGCTCATGCCCGCTTCGTCGGCGGCTTCCGCCCAGTACGCATGGTCGCTGTCAATGGCTTTGAGAAGGTCTTTCGCGTCCTCCACGCCGTAGCGTTCCCGGAGCGCGTCCAAAACCGGCTTCGCATCGTCCAGCTGCGTCTGCAAGGCTTTCATGTCAGAGAATCTTCGGTTGATGATGCGCTGGGTGTCCTCGGTGTATACGTCCTTGTATTCCCCGGAGACCATAGATCGATACGCCTTGCGTTTCTCCTCCAGCGTGTTTGACGTCACCTTGACGTCCGTCTCTGCCTTCCCGGCGTCGGAAGGCGCATCCTGCGTGTCAGTCACGGCCTGCTTGCCGTAGAGCACGTTTTCGCCCGATTTGCCCCGCTGGGTGTTCACGGGAGCTGCGCTTTGGGAATCGCCCGTCGTCCCGGCTGCGGGCGCTGCGGCTCCGCCGTCCCCGCCCTCAAACTGATGCAGCCAGAAAGAAAAAGTATTCATAGTGTACCTCCAATCGCGGGTATACGGCCCCGTGTGCCGTGTTCCTCCTGCAATGCTCCGTGGAAGACCGCCCGTGTTCGATTTGCGGAGATCGTAGAAACATAGTCCGCCACGGAGCACAATCAGGAGGACAGTATCAGTATGATGGATTTGCAAGGGGTTTTCACCCCGTAAATCAGGATATTTCCTGAATTTCTACGGAAATTTTATCGGGTGCGGTCTTCTCCAGACATTGGAGGCCGCAGCACACCATGTCAAACGGGGCCGGATTGTCGATCCGAAACGTCAAAAATGCCGCGCCGTCCGTCATGCGGTCGTAGATCATCGCTTCTCTGCCCATAAGATAGCACCGAAGCGTCTGAATCAGTGCCGATACCGCCGCGCAGACCTCCACGCTTCCGGTCGCGTGCCCCTGTGCCGACAGCGTGTAGAGGTTCCCGTCCCGTTCCAGATAGACCCTCGTCATCTCGTCACCGCCACCGCGTCACTGCCGGAATCCATATCAGGCTTGCTCCGCTGTGCCAGCCGCGTCCCATAGTCCGTCATCGGCGTCTGCGCCTTTGTCACCGCGTCGGCGATCCCGCTGCCTCCCGCGCTCTGCTTCGGCGCGGACGTGCTGCCGGACGGCTGCACCGTCGCCGGATTGCCGCCGGTCGTTATCGCCACCATTGCAGCCAACTGTTCCATCTGCGCCGACATCTGGTTTATGATGTTCAAAAGCGTCTGCCCCTGCGCGACCTGTTCCTTGATCTTGTCGATGCCCTCGAATTCCATCATCTCCAGCGCGATCAATGCGGGCTGGGCCTGTTCCGGATTGAAAAATCCCGCCGCATACAACTCCTTCGCCCGCTCGTTCTGCTCCATCCGGGAGAACGGGTTCTTCTTCTGCGCCTTGATCTTGAGGTCGAACACCGGCTTCCGGTAAAGCACCTCCTGCGTCGCATGGTCAATGCCGATTGCCTGGTCCCGCAGACCGGCGTTGGAGAGCGTCGTGAAGTCATATCCCTGCTCGTTCGGCGCTGTCACGCGGAAGGCCCGCGCCTCGTCGTAGAACTGCCGGATGCGCTCGATCACCATCTTCGTGATCTTCACATGGGTACGATACGATGCGGAGATCATATCTCTCGACGCCTTGTTGCCCGCCTCCTGAAGCGCCGCAATGGCCGCAGCCGCCGTCACGCCGGAACCGGTAGAACCGTTCGAGACGTCGCGGTTCGAGGCCGTCTCCTTCATCTCTTCTATCTTCATTTGCAGGACGTTGTAATAAATGCTGCTCATCGGCGTCAGCTGGATTTCCTGAATCCGCTTGTCGTCCAGCGTCCCTTCCACGCGCACAACCGGCTTCTTCCAGTCCATCAACTCATCCTCGTTGACATTCGTGGACGACGAGACGAAGAACCGCTTCTTCGTGGTCATCATCGCGTTCTCCAAGATGTTCCCGCTCAGAGAATCGATATAGATCTGCGGATCTTTGCAGATCGAAACGTAGCCGAACCCCGCCGGAGTGCCTTTCTCGGGGTAGAGCACATCCAGCACGACCGGATACTGCCCATCGGAATAGAATCCCGTCTGCGCGTACTCCGGATCGTTCTGGCTTGCGTAGAGCAGCACATCCCCAACGAACTTGGCATAGTGCAGCGCCGTCGCGCCGCCCGGCGTCTTGACCTTGTAATACCAGTCCACCACCACGGATTTCTCCGACGTGTCGACCGTATCGTCGTAAATGTACTGTTTCACGTCGATGGCGTTGCCGCGCATCTTCCCGGCATACTCCGGATACTGTGCATCCAGCGTCTCTTCGTCCACCAGCTCAACAACAAACAGGTTCTTCGAATCCTGAATGTCCGTCACGCCCGGCTCCCAGAAGATCTTCAGGAGGTCAATAGGCCGAATGTCCACATCCCCGACGCCGTTTTCCTTCTCCGGGTTCCAGAACACACCGTAGGCCGCTGTGCCGTGCTTCAGCTTTTCCCACCAGTTGTCAGAATAGGTCTGCTCATAGTCGTTGTACTCGAGAATAACCGGCAAAACCTCGCTCAGCGTCTTCGCGCTTCCCTCGTCGCTCTGCTCTCTCGGCAGCACGACCGGCTCCGGGTAGTTGTCCATTGCGTCGGCGTGCTTGTTGCAGATCGCGTTGAACAGCCACGCCGACGACGGGTCCGGTGTTGGGTGATCCTTGTCTCTGGCCTTTCTCACGACCTCCCAGTGCCGCAGCTCCCACCACAATTCGTCCTCGACGATGCGCCGCTCGAAGTTGGCCTTGCCGTCCTTGTAGCGCGTCAGGATCTGCGCCGCCTCCTGAATTTCCTTTTTCCCGATGACCTGTGTGCCCTCCGGCCGGTTCAGGACTTCCAGCGCCGCGTGCGGCTCCATGCCGCCCTGCTCCTGCACGCCCGGCAGCCCGTTCGGCCTCCCATACTGCTCAAATCTTGCCATGTGTTCCTCCTATCTGTAAAAGTCATATCGTCCATACCTCGGCGCGTCGTCCGTGTCGAGGGGATTGTAAGGCTTCGCCTGTACCAGCTTCCGTTCCGGCGGTGCGATCGGGTTCTCCATCGCTACGTAGCGGCATTCGTCATAGATATGGTCCTCGCCCGCCGTGTCGACGTCCTCCACGTCCGTCTCGTCGTAGACCAGCGCCGGGACTGTCCGGATAAAGTTCCGGCACGTGGAGAAGATATAGAGCATCGGCACACCGGAATCATCAAAGGCAAGCCTGTGATGCAGCTGCATCTTGCCGTCAATTCGGGCGTGGTCGCCCTTCTCGAAGTACACGCGCTCCCGCTCCATCAAGGCCCCAATGCTCTCCGTGCCGTCGCTGCCCCAGATCGCCGGGTCTCCCACGCGGTGGATCGTCCGTCCTCGGAGATTCGGGTCGTCGGCCTCGATGCGTTTGATCTCCCGCGCCACCTGTGCCGGTTCCCACTTCACACCCTCGTTCGGCGTCCCCGTGCAGCCGTAGAGTTCCCGGATGCGGTACATCCGCCGGTTCCGGTCAACCGCATACCAGCCGACTGAGAAGGGACGGGAATACCCCCAGTCGAGGCCGCACCAGATCGCCCAGTCCTGCGGCACAAGGAACGGATCGATGACATGTGTAAACCGCCTGTCCTGATAATGCGCCGGGTCGTTGCGCCACTCCGCGAATACCTGACCGGAGAACGAATCCCAATCCCCATAGAGCAGGGCCTTCCGCTCTGCTTCCGGCATCGACGCCAGCCTTTGCACATACTTCGGGTCGTTCGCCAGCAGAGCCGGGTTGTCGAATACGCTGGATGGAACGAAGATCCGCGTCTGCGTCGCGCTGTGCTGCGTCCCGTCCGGGTCTGCCCACGTCGTATCCTCCGTGATCGGCGTCATCGGCGGTGCCGCCGTGATAAACCGTTCCTTCACCCACGCATGCCCCACGTTTCCGGGGTTCGCCGTCGAGCGGATATAAACCCGCGTCCCCGGCCCATTCGGGCGGTTTCGCGAGAACAGATACATATATTCGTCGTAGGTGAAGTGCGTCAGCTCGTCAAATGCGATGAAGTCATACGCCTGCCCCTGATACTTCGTCCGGTCCTTCGTGTACTGCATTGAGCCGAAGATGATCTTCGCCCCGGATGGGAATGTCCAGGTGTGGGACGTTGCGTTGTACTTCGCGCCGCGGAATGCCGCCGGGTAATAGCGCAGCGTCTTGTCGATCAGCTCTGAGAGCTGGTTGTAGGTCTTGCGGAGAATCAGAGCCTTGTAGTGCGGAATATCCACCTGACGCAGCGCCTCGATCACAAGCGCGTCACTCTTCCCGCCGCCGGCAGCTCCGCCATATAGTGCCTCATATTCAGGCCGTGCCATAAATACCGCCTGTTTCGGCTGCGGCTTCCAGATCACGTTACCCATCCTGCACCTCTGGCATCAGGATCACGCCGCTCTGTGCCTTCTCGCCGTCTTCCGCCGTCTCCTTCGGCATTCTCCAGCCGAAGTTGCAGGCAAGTGTAAACTCCGCGCCCTTCGCGCCGTCCCGGTCAAAGAGCCGTTCCGCCGCATAAGCCTCCACACGGGACTTCCCGCGCGTAATTGTGTCCACGAATTCCGGCTTTGCCGCATAATTCAGCAGCGTTTGCCGCGATGTAAACCCCAATGCCAGCGCCAGTCCGACAATGGTCGGCGGCTTCTCATGAATCAGAACCGGGTTCCCCTTCTTATCGAAGACCGGCATCCCGAATTCATCGTATAAGGGTTCTCCCTTGCACTGTTCAAAGTATGCGTCGATCCGATCTTCCATTTCCTTTGCCGATTCAAACCTCGGCTTCCTTCCGGCCTTCGCCATCCCGATTCCTCCTTTCTCGTAATTTTGTGTATTTCTGCATCCAGCATAGCAGACCATCCCATATCATTCACCCCGTAAACAGGATAAAACCTCGGTATTTCACCGAGGTTTTTCCGAATGGAGGTACATTCTGCACCGTCCCTTTTTTGCGTTTATTCATCCTTGCCGAGCGGCACTTCGTCAGGCCATCCCATCAGCTCTTCACAGCGCGTCATCGCCGATACATCGTCCATCTGCCGGACTTCTGTCATCAACGCCTGAACTTTCTCTATGCTCTTTCCTTTGGAGACCAGCTCCTTTTGGCATTTCGCAAGCATATCCCAGAGCATGCTTGCCCGGCATCCCTGCGCGCCGCTATCCAGCAGCATATTGGTGAGTTCGTTTTCTTCTCCAGTCGTCAGCGACCAAGTCAGCAGGAATTTATCCAACCCCTGTAAAACCAGCTGGAGCCGTGCCCGCTGCACATCAAAGGCCTGAGAGAAATGCGGGTCTTCCTTGATCGGCCAAAACAGCATTGCATCGTCGAATACCTTCTTCACATTCTTCAGTTCCTCCACGGCTTCGCCCAGCGCCTCGATGCACGTGCTTCGTTCCGCCATCGTCAATTTTTCCACTCGAATCATACTAAGTCCTCCTTGAGACGCTTATCCAGCTCCGCGTTCAGTTTCGCGTCATCCATCTGTTCCAGCATGGAAGTCTCTTTCATAATTGCTTCGTAACTCAGTTCCTTCTTGTACAGTTTCTTCCTGTATTTTTCGATTTTATCCTCCACCACTGAGGCGAGGCTTGCCCGCGCGACATACGTAGCTTCATTCTTAAGTGCGTATTCATCGTTCGTTGCCGCCGTCAGATTCCAGTTGTTCAAAAAATCATCCAACGTCTGCTGGATCATCCGCAAAAGTGAAAGTTCATACTCTCTTGTGCAATCATCTGTTGCCATCTGCTCATACAACAGACTTTGAAATACCACATTGGCATCCTCCAACTCCGAGATGTGAAGCGCGAGCGCGTCGCGGAGAGATCTCCGGTCAGCTGCGTTTGTCTCTTCTACATATGTCATGCCTGTTCCTCCTTTTTTACAGCCCGTACTTTAAACACGCCTTCGTCTTTCGTTGTTTCTACCTTCCAGCGTTCCATATACTGTCGCAGATCTCCGCTGTGAAAAAACAGCTCATACCCACCGTCAAACTCCGCACCATTCTCACGCGCCATCAGCGCAAGAATCGCATCCACCAGTCCCGTCACCTGTTTTGCGCCGGCCCTGAGTTCTGCACATTCCTTCTCTAAGCGAATGCACTTGTCGCGCATCCCTTCATTCTGGTTCCGAAGTCCCTGAATTTTACTTTTCAGTTCTCGAATCTCCTGCATTTTGGTCATGGTCTGTTTACTCCTTCGTAAATTTCGATTCTGGACTGCGCGATCGTACAGTCCGCATAGCGGAAGGACGCGCAGTACCGAGCCATATACCGCCCCGCCGAGGACTTGTCCACAAACTGTACCCGGCATCCGCCCTCGCAGCAGACCTTTCGCTGCTCGTTGTACTTGTAGAATGGACATTTCCAGTCCTTGTGCCAGTAGTCCATACCTATACGCCCTCTATTCCATCCCCAATCTCCGCATCCATCGTTCTGTTTTCTTCCGGATTTGATCTAAGTCCATTTCCAAGTCCAGCACCAGCGCACAGTGGATAACGTCGGTGTATTCTTCAAGCAAGGCGCGTCGGCGTTCTTCTTCCGTATTCGGTGTCGGGTTCTTCCCATCCAGCGCCCGCCGCAGCTTCAATGCCGCCTGTGCCAGCTCCGTGCATTCCTCTGCCAACTGTGCCAGCACTTCCGCTTCCCCCAACCGGACTTTGATCTTCTCAAAATTTTCATTCACCTTCGTTCCCTCCATCCATTTGCGCGATGCAGTTGGGGCAATACTGCCAATACTGGTCTGGGACTTCCTTCGTTCTTGGGAACATTATCTTGCACCGGCTGCACTCGCGGTGCGGCCAGCTCGGCCACCTATCCAGCAGCCACTTCCCATGCACCACCTTCACAACGTCGGCAGCATCCATATCCGCAAGCACCCGCTTTGCATCGGCAATCGTGGCGAATGGGTTAGTAACTTCCAGTGCTGTCAGCTTCGCAATTGCAATGCTTCTCAGGATATATTCGTCATCCATTGCCGCGCCCTCCCAGCAAGCCCCGGACAAATCCGAGGATTAAGTACTTTTGATCCGGTGTAGCCAAGCTCAGCAGCCGCCGAAGCTCAGGTTCCGTCTTATCAAAATCTTTCGGTTTATCTGTATCTTTCATGTTGTCCTCCTTATGTCCCATCGCCCATCGCAAGGCGATCCGCAAGTCCTGTGACCATCTGCTTCACGCTGCTCGGCAGCGCGGCATATTCTTTGTCGGATTGCTGGCGCACGTTGTAGCTCCGCTGGAAGTTCGACGCAATGACCGAAGATACCGTGTCAGCCTCCATCAGCGCCCATTCTCTGATCTGCTGCGGCGAACCGACCAGCCTTTGAACATTCTTCGGCAGCTTCTGAAATTCCTCCTGCGAGCCGTACACGCCGTTTCGGATCGCCTTTGCGACGAGGTTCCAAGCCTCCTGCGCCGTCATCTCATTCGGCGTCCGCATCTTGACGAGCTGTGCCTTGACCTCGCCGATATTCGGTGGGAAGGTGTTTGTGCGGGAGGCCAGCATGGATTTGACCGCAAGCGCAACGTCCCGAAGCGATTCATCCTCGAACATTTCCGCCCACAGATTCACGATCTTGTTCGCCTCCGCAGAACCGATGTTGCTGTAAAACTGCGGGTAGGCCGCTTTCAGGACTGACAGTATCTCCGCCGTTTCAACTTTGTTCATTTCGCAAGTCCTCCGCAAGCTGCGCAAAGATATTCCCGTTCGCCCGGTTCCCCTGTGCGCGGTTTCCCTGTGCGCGGTTTCCCTGTGTCCGATATGCCGTGCCGCCCTTGTTCTGCTCGTCGCTCAGCCAGCCGTTGATAAATCGTCGGATTCCGCTCTTCGTCTTCCTCTTCTTTGGGTTCGCGTCGCACCATCCGGCCATGTTCCGAAGCTCCTGCATCACATCCACAGCAGGGTAAAGCTCCGTCCACTTGATCACGTCCTCATTCGTCACCCCGTAATAGGAACCATCGTTCAGGATGATATCGATGACCGGCGGCGTGGAGACGGTTTCCGGCTCCGCGCAAGAAGCATCGTTAGATGCTTCCTCTTCTGTACTATCCTGATCTAAACCTATACTATCCTTACCTATACTATACTGTGGTTCCAAAATGGTTCCATATTGGTTCCGGTTTGGTTCCGGCAGCGCAGGAGTCTCTTCCGTCTCTGCCAAACTCTCTGTATATGCCTTGTTTGGCTTAACGCTGAGCCGCGCCAGTTCGTCTTGATAGACTGTCGGACGATAGCGGTCGCTTTTCAGTGTGTTGTGCATACGCCAGTGCTTGATAACAATGACACCGGAATCGAAGCGGATGATGAAGCGTTTGGCAAGTAGTATCTTCAGATCGTCCGCCGAGGCGCTGACATAATCCGTAATCCGCTTCGGGTTGTTCACAAAACCATCATCGTCAGCGCGCATGTTGAGGTGGAAGTAAAGGGCCTGAGCAGAAAGTGGCATCTCAAGGAACGGATCGCTGTCTATGATAGACTTCGTAAACATTCTCTTTTGTGCCATTCCGGGTCACTCCTTTCGAGAATCAGCCCGCCTATTCCACGCTTTGATTGCCTGATAACAGGCGCAGAACGGGCAGCTTTTCAGCAGGGAAGGATTCTCCATTCAGCATCACTCCTCTTCCGTCGTCCCGCACTGCGGGCCGTTCTGGATGTGCTCCGCGAAAACCACCTTACAAACATCGTCAAACTGGTATGATGCGAGGCCGGCATACAGCTTGGTAAGCAAATCGAGCGTCGCCTTTGCCTCGACAAGCTCCTGATATTTTTCGTTTGTGATTTCCATGTTTCAAGTTCCTTTCTTGTAAATCAATTTTGTTTCATCCCATCCTGGATATTTGCTTCTCAGATAATTCGCCAGCGCGTCCTTGAGCGCCGCACGGTCGGCTGATTGGTCAAACCTGCGGTGGCATGGGTCGCACAGCGTTACAACGTTCTCAGGCCGTCCAAGGCCGCCCTGCGCCCGTGAAATGTAATGGCACCACGGATTGCCCGGTCTCCCGCAGATGATGCAGCGCCCGCCGTCTCGCTCCCACACGGCCTGTTTGACCGCCGCCGGGATGCTAGTTGCCTTTGTCTGCCTGTGCAGCTCTCTCACCCCATTCCAGATTCATCCGCGCCAGCTCGGCCGGCGTCAGTGTTTCAATCCCAACCTGTTTACAGTCCGCAATGATGAGGTCAAGCATGATCCCCATCTGGTGCTGGTCAAAGGTCGAACTTCCGTAGTAGAGGACGACATTGGTGCATCCGGGCAGCTTCGAGGCCGTGACGTCGCTGCACCACCCGAGGCCATTGTGCTCCCATCCGGAGCGCAGCTTCTTCACTGATCCGTTCGGCACACAGACTGTTTCACTGTTGTTCGGAATGTCCGGGATGTAATGCCGGTACAGGTCACGGACGCCCATGTTGAGCTTGCCCGCCAGCTTATTCATCAAACACCACGCATAGGAGTTTGAATCATTGCTTCGCTTCTGGAAGAACTGCTTCAGGATGGCGACGTATTTCTTGCCGACCTTCATGTTCTCCAGAAACGCCATCGCCTTCTTCGGCGTGTCGACCTTCAGCCGCAGCCACGTCCCGGCGGCGTCCATCGTCCAATCAGCCTGCTCGAATGTAAGCTCCGTCAATCGGCATTACTCCTTTCCGTAGGCACCACGCCAGATACTTTAGGCGCGGCAGATATTCGCGCTCGATCCATTCCTGATCATAGGGGATTGAATGATAGCTCAACCTGTCAGGGTCGATCTCCCGGAACCAGTTGAAATAATCCTCCGGCTCCAAGCGGTATGCCACGATGCGAAGCTGCTTTCCGGTAGCGTACATTTCGACCTGTGCCTGCATCCAGTACGCGCGGGAGACCTTGAACACGGCGCTTTTGTGTGTCTTGACCTCGGAAATTTCCTCCGCGTCCTCGCCGTCGAGGTTCACCCGAAGCCGGAGACCGTACTTCCGAATCTGCCTGTCCATCCGCTTAATTCCGATGAATTGCAGGATGCGGTGTTCGTATGCCGTGCCCGTCTCCATTTCCAGATTGCTGAAGTGGTCGCGGTTCAGGCCGAGCTTTTGCAGCCAGAACCGGCGAAAGGTCTTTGTGCCCCAGCTCCCCATGATCGCTGCCGTGTCTGACGCGCCAAACCACCCGCTGCGGTCATGGTCGCGAATCATAGCTTTTTGAGCATCTGTTCGAAGGTGTTGACCTGATCGAACATTTTGAGAATGGAATCAAACTGCTTCTTATTCAGTCCAAGTCCCTTACAAATGCCCTCCACGGTGTACCCGTCCTGCATCTTCTGCGTCAAAAGCTGCTCCACGCGCTGCTTGATGGCGAAGATGTTGTGGGTGCTCAGGTCATCCACGCCGCTGTCCGTGTCCTTCTCCGCCGTCCAGAGCTTAAACCCAAGACCGGTGTAAATCGCCACACCCTTGACAAAGGCGCGGGCGTGGGCGTTGGAAATGCGGAGCTGGTTCAGCGTGTCCGCATAGACCACCAGCGCACCGTTGAGAAGCGGGTAGTCCATCGTGTACGTCTTATCGTCGATGTGAATATCGACGGACACGAAATAGCACCCGGTGCTCCGCTTATTTTTGTCCGCCGTTGCGTAGTGGCAGAACACATAGCTCCCGGCCGCATTGGTGCGCGGCGTGAAGTAGACGCTCTCCGCGCCGTTCTCATGCAGCAGCATCTTGCAGTTGCCCCAAGAGAGATAGGGCACTTCGATCTGCTTTCCGTTTTCGTCCTTTGCCTTCCGCTTGTCGCAGTACGGCATCACGTCGAGCTGCACCAGCTCGTTAAATGATTTCAGCATATTGTCCTCCTTACTCGATCACGCGCTTATCGAATCCCAACTGCTCCATGATGAAGTCCATCCCGAGGTTTTCCACCAGAAATGCCATAACTTCGTTGGCTGGATCGTATCTGTCTTTGCGCTCCAGGCATTTGAAGCGCCCGCATGTACCTTCCCAGATCTTCTCGCCGGCATAGACCTCATTCCCGAGCCGATCACAACCCCGCGGTTCCGCTTGCTGCGGGTCTTTGGAATAATCAATTTCGCCGTGCATGTTCGATTTCCTCCCGAAACTTCTGAAAAACCTCGATGATTTCTTCATCCGTAAGTCTCAGAATCGCCTTGCGCACTTCTTCGCGCAGATCTTCGATATTCTTTCCCATCACAGCACCCCATAGCCGAGCGTCGCCGCGCTCATCACCGCGATAAAAGCCGCCTCAGCCACCAAGCCAATGGACAAATAGACAACCGCCGCCATCAGCGAGGCCCCGCCGACCATCAGTGCGACACCCTTCATCACGCGCCGCAGTGCCGCAACCCATTCTCTCTTTGAGATCATTGTTCCTTCTCCCTTTCCATCTCCCGGAGTCGCTTCACAGCCCACCGTGCGAAAGAATCCATCTTCTGATCATCCTTCTCGACCGACGGGCGCGAGATTTCCTTCTCGACTGCCGGAAGGAAGCTCCCGTCCGGCCTTCTGGCCGCTACCGCCATCAACATTCCGTTTTCTCCTTACTCCGCGTCAATCCGCATCATACGGAACGCCTCGCGGCCTTTCGGCGTGATTAGTGTCTGCGTTCCACTCCACTGCGTCTTTTCGTTGAAGCATTCCTTGACCTCAAAATAACCAGTGTTCTTTCTCTCATACGGCATGAGTTTTCCGCGATCATCCCGATAGATGTATTTGTGCCGGAGCAAAAATTCCGTGAATTTCTTCGGCCCGACGCCCAATTCCTTCGCTGTTTCCCGGAAGTTCGTCAACGTGTTCCGCGCTGCAAGCTCGTCAAAATACTCCGCTTTCGGACGTGCGATCTCCAGGTCCACCGCAAGCGAGGCGTTTGTAATCTCCAGTGCTTTCCGCTTGTCAGTCTCATTTTTCAGTGCTGTAACGACCTGCAAGAGATAGTCAGGATTCAAAATCGCCGCCTGCAATGTCTCCGGCGTCATGTACGCGCCATTCTTGCGGATGCTGGGAAGCACTTCATCGAAAATCCATCGTTCGAACTCATCCGCGCCCGGCAGTTTCGATCTCGCTGCCAGGCGGTAAATGTCGCCCTCCGGAATGAAGGACATTTCCTGTTCCCCGCCATCTGTAAGGGCGCGGCGTTTTACCGCCCCCTTGCAATGTGCCATGATTGCATCCTTCGGGCTTTTATATCCAAGTGCCTTTGCAACATCGTTACCGCAGAACAGTACGTTCCCGTTTTCTTCGATCGTTCGGACGTCTCCAAACTTGGGGTTGTTAAAAATCTGTAATTCGTTCATAAACTCTCCTTGTAAATCAGCTGATGTGGTATCGATCCAACCATTGAGTCCATCATTCCAAATGAGAACCGTTAGAGCACCATTTCTCATTCCTCCAGTTCCAGAATTTCTTTGATCGCCGTAACGATCTTTGGAGCCTTGTTTTCTCCACGCATGATCTTGGAAAAATAGCTGCTGTCGAAATACAGCCCCGTGCGCTTCGTGACCTCCTTCAGCAGCCAATCCTGCGTTTTATCGAGGTCGATCAGCTTCTTCTTTACCGTTTTTTTGAACTCCGTCGCGTTCGTTTTCCTCAACTCCTTTACTAAAAATGTAGGTGCGGTAGAATAGAGATTCGCTCCAGCGTACTCCGTTCTACCTATTGACAATTACCCGAAACGGTATTATTATGTAAGTGCTATCAAACGTAATATCACCGTATTCGGTAACCCTATGCTTGTATAATATCACTTGAACAAGTAATAGTCAAGCAGAATGTTACTGCGCCAAGTATGTTTGTAGGATTATATAATACTGGAGTAAGTAATATGTGCAACTTATACAATACTCTCTCGCAACTCTGCGAAGAGCGCAGAATCACAGGATACAGAATGTGTAAAGACTGTGGGATTTCTCCCGGCGCAATGACAGATCTAAAGGCCGGGAGAAAAAAGATTCTTTCCGCCGTAAATATGCAAAAGCTCGCAGACTATTTCGGCGTAACTGTTGACTACTTGTTGTGCAGTGAAACTAAAAAAAGCAGCCCCAGCACTGATCACAGTGCCGAGGCTGACGAACTACGCGCAAAAATCATTGCGTCTCTCGATGGCCTTTCTCTTGATACGTTGGAGTCTCTGTCTGCGCAGATTGATGTAATACGCAGCAGGAATAAACCTCGATGAGTTCCGCCGCGCTCAGTTCTTCCAGCCCAGATTTAATGTGATTGATCAATTCTCCTCTTTCCATTTTCCGTTCCTTTCCTCTCTCCGGTTCGTGTGTTTCTTTCTTCTATATTGAAATATTTACGTGGCTTGACGTTCTCGTTTAAATATGTTTTAATATATTTGAACTACTGAAAGCGTGGATGCGTTGTAGGTGGTGTCAAAGAGAGGGCGTTGCCGGAGTACGCGAGGGTGAATCACCAGCATGTTTTCATGCGGAAGTCGCGCCGGAGGCCCTTTCTTTTTTTCGCTGTGCATACCGGTATCAGGCTTCTTTGCAACATTTGTTCTGGCCATTTTTAATTTCCCTTCCCCGTATTTTTTATTTTCAGATAGCGAACGCTTGAGAGGTGGGTAGATTCAGCCTCCCCCACCCGCAGAACCCGGAGAAACAAATCGAAATGCTTTGTGTCAACGAATCCGGCCTTTACAATGTCATCCTTCGCTCTGACAAGCAGGAAGCCAAGCCGTTCAGAAAAATGAATGTTGTATTTGCTACGTTCCTATCGTAGCAGGTTTGCTAGGAAATGTCCAAATCCGGAACCGGCACTTTTTGCGTCAGAAAGGAAAATATCGTTTTCTTTTCCGGAAGTTTTCTTGCTAATTCGAAATCATCAAATCATGGAGATGTGAATATGTCAGCTTTGCAAGAACTTTCCCCATATTTCAGCACTTATGTAGAGAAAATCAGGACGGCTAGACTTCAAAAGGGGATGACCATTTCTGATCTCGCGGAGAAGTCCGGAGTTCCATTATCAACCGTTTCCAAAATATGCAGTGGAAACCAAAGCTCGCCTAATCTATACAATATCATTGCACTCTTCAAAACCCTTGGCCTCTCCGCCGATCAGATTTTTTCGCTCTCCAACGATTCCAATAGTGAAGCAAACCTTGTAGACAAAATACAGAAACTAGAAACCGTAAACCGTGAATACGAAGCAGAAATATCTAAGTTAAAAGCCGAAAAAAGTGCTGAGCAAACAGAATCTCTTACCCCTGACAAAATAATCATTAATCATGAGCGGAGCGTCGCAAGACTTACAACTTTTTTCACATTGATTATTTCCAGCGCTACAATGGCTGTTATGCTCTTGGCATGTGTTTTTTACAGCATTAAATATCAAGACGTCTTTTTTATCATTAAAGGGAAACACTCAATACTTCTTTCCTCATTTGTTTGGGTAATTGTTGTACTATCTGCGGCGGCTGCCCTTGGTTCAATTTTTAAAATAGTATTCAAATGGAAAATACGGATGCGGCCTGACGAAGGAAAATAATGTTATGCTTCGGATTATGCGGAAGAACTGGACGAATGAGCAAAATCTTAAACGTGTCGAAATCGACCCGTTTAAAATGTCTTTCCGGATTGGAATTTAATTGCCTCAATTTCGAGGCAATTAAAACTATCCGTGATGAATCGCCCCGCCGTCGAATCTCCCTGGCGGCGGGGCTTCGGCTTACCGCAAGCGAGTGGGAGCTTGCTTGCACATTTAGCGTACTCTTCAGGAGGCGATTTGTCGAGAAAGTATTCTTGGTTTTAAGAGGAAGAATCATGTGCTTTTTGGAAAGGAATCTGGTTTATGTCACAAGAATTATACGAAAAATGTCGAGAAATCAAAGAAACATCGAATCCAAGAATTACAAATCAAGACCTTGCCGACGCAACCGGAAAATCAGAGCGAACCGTTGCGCAATTTCTTCGCGGAGAGATCCCAAACGCCTCCTGTGAAACTGTCGCCTCGATCTGCAAAGAGCTTGGCGTATCGGTAGATGAGCATTACGGAATCACAATGCCAGAGCCAAGCCCGGACGAAAAACTCACTGAAAAAATCCGCACACTGGAATCCGAGAATCATGTGTTGAAAATTCAGAATGTCGAGCTTATCGGCGAAGTTGAAAACTTGAAGTCGGAAGTCTCCCACCAAAAAGAAAAGGCAGACTTTCTCCGTGCGCAGCTCAAAACTCGCCGCCCAGTTATTTACACGTTGATGTGCTCCTGCGCCGTCATGTCCTTTACTCTGCTTGTTTATATTATCCTCGATGCGAATGTGCCGGACGCCGGGTTCATCCGCTACGGACGTCCCAGCGCTGCCGCATTGGTCGTTATCGCCGTCATTGCAGCCGCAGCAATCATTGTCGCGTGGTCAATCATCCACGCCGTGCGTAAACCGAAGAAACACTCCAAGAAATAATTGAGGTTCCCTTATGGACTATACAAATTTGAATCTTGCCAACGTCGTCATCTATGCCCGCTATTCCTCCGACCGGCAGAACGAGCAGTCCATCGACGGCCAGCTCGACAAGTGCCACGAATACGCCCAGCAGCGCGGCTTCCGCGTTGTTGGGGAGTACTGTGACCGGGCACTTTCCGGCCGCTATGCCGAAACGCGGCCTGAGTTCCAGCGCATGATTGCCGACAGCGCGAAACATGCATTTGAATATGTCCTTGTCTGGAAGCTCGACCGTTTCAGCCGTGACCGCTATGACAGCGCAATCTACAAAAAGAAGCTGCGCGCCAATGGCGTCCGCGTCCTATCTGTCACCGAAGGGATCGACGAAAGCAGCGAAAGTGTTCTCCTTGAGGCGATATTGGAGGCGATGGCCGAAGAGTATTCCCGCCAGCTCGCGCAGAACGTCAAGCGCGGCATGCGCCAAAACGCCGAAAAGGGCCTTAGTCTTGGGGGGATTGCCCCACTCGGCTATCGTGTTGTGAATAAACGATATGAAATCAACGAGGACGCCGCCAAAATCGTCCGTTTTATCCATGAGCAGTATGCAGACGGCGTCGGGCAAAAACAGATCGTCGCTGACTGCGAGCGGCTCGGATACCGAAACCAGCGTGGAAAGCCAATTGATTTGTATGCAGTCAAGCGGATTCTTTCAAACGAGCGATACGTCGGGACATATGATTACCTCGGCGAAGTTGTAATTGAGGATGCTTTCCCAGCCATTGTTTCGAAGGAGTTGAAGATGAAAGTGCGTGACCGCCTTAAAGCGAATGCCAAAGCTCCCGGGCACGCGAAGGCAAAAGTTGAATACCTCCTTCACGGGAAACTGTTCTGCGGTGTCTGCGGATCGCCGATGGTTGGAGAATGCGGTAGAAGCAGCACAGGCGTGGTGCATTACTATTACGCCTGCGCCGCAAAGAAGAAACAGCACACCTGTAAAAAACGCAGCGAGCGTAAGGATAAACTGGAACAATACATCACTGACTACATCGGCGCCCATATTCTGACGGATAAATGGATCGACGCTGCGGCGGATCGCGTCGTCGCAGAATACCAAAAAAGCTATGACGCATCCGGTATCAAACCGCTAGAAAAACAAATCCGCGAGGCCGACAAGGAAATCGACAAACTTGTCGATACACTGATCTCTGCGACGGCAGACACCGCACGCCGCAGGATCAACGAGCGCATTGAGGCCGCAGAGGTCAAGAAGAAGGCGCTGGAAGAACAGCTGGCTTCTCTCCGCATCGCCAGCCGTGTCATACTGAAAAAAGAAGATATTGTGGCGTGGCTAAACCAGTTCCGCACCGGCAACTCCGCAGATTTGGAATACCGCAAAAAAGTCATAGAATTATTCGTAAATGCGATCTATATCTACGACAACAAGATAAAAATGTTTTTCAACGTTACAGACTCAGCCCAAATCACTTACCCTGAAATGCTTGCCCTTGAAGAATCCGAAAGTTCGGATTTAGGCTCGTCAGGGGTACCAGACGTTGCCTTATCCGAACGCACTGTTTTTGTGAACGGTGTTATTGGGATAATCGTGCATCGATGAAGAACCCCATCTCCAAAATTGGAGAGGGGGTTCTTTATTTACGATATACCCATAGTATTCCGCGAACTTGCGCGTCAGCTGATGCGCAATTGTGCCGGCAATATTTACAATATCATTTCCCGCGCAGCACAATCCCATGATAATACCCGGCCATCTTCGCCTCCGCTCCGCCGGCGTCCTTATCCATGAGGAACGCTTTGGCGAGATCAGCGTAGAATTCCGGCCGGTCGAGGCCGTACTTGGCAGCTACGCCGTAATAGTCCGAATACATCATGTTCATTGCCGCCCACCAGATGCAGGACTTCACGCTGACGCCTGCGACGTTGGCTACCGCGTCCGTCTGCTCCATTGTCCAGCGTGCACCGGTCGTGCCGTCCTCGTTCTCCATGTGTGATACCCACTTTTCAGCATCCTCGCGGGTGAATTCCATCATTTTCGTGGACTCACGAAAATGGTCATCGTCCAGTTTGTGCAGCGCACAGATGGCATCCGCGTACACCATGACTTCCTCCGCGCGCCCAAGCGTCACCGGGCGCTCCATGATCTCATGCAGCTGCTCTTTCAACTGCTCAATGTAATGTTCTTTTCCCATATCACGCCTCCTGAATGTATTTGTAAAGCCGGTCGACGTCGTTCACATCGAACCGCAGCTCCCCAATGACCGGGATGGTCAGTGGGATCTTCTTTCCGTCCACGCGCGTCCTCGCGGCGTTGTAAAGCCGGTCAATGTCGATGTTGCCCTCTGCGTCCATAATGCCCATCATCTGCACCGCTGGGTGATCCTTCAGCGCGAGGATGCGGCTTTTCCCGCCGTCCATGATGAGCGCCAGCGCGATTCCGGCTCCAATGCCCTTGCCGGTCGGAAGATGCGGGATGATCTCATTGTCGGCGAATTTTGCCGCGCCTCGCATAGCCTGATCGATCGTTACCATAAGGATACCTCCGTGTTAAGATTGGGGCGGCTATTGCCGCCCCTTTTTGCTTAAGTCGTCGTGGTGGTCGTGGTCGGAGCCGTCCAGCTGTTATAACGCTGCATCGGTTCCGGGCAGACGTTGTTGATGGGGATCACCGTCTTGGTCAGGCCCGACAGCGTAGCCAGCTCGTTCTGCATACAGGACAGGTTCGCCACGGTCTGCGCGTTGACGACACGCTGCTGGCACAGCTGCTCTTCGATGCTGCGAAGTCGCCCATCCGTGTACTTGTACATTTCGAGCATCTTCTGATCCGTGTACGTGTTCGCATCGCGGAGCTTTACTTCCGTTTCCAGCTCTGCGATCCGTGCCGCCTGAGACGCCTCATAGCGGCTTACGAGATGGTTGTCGCTGTTGCTTGCGGCCATCGCCGCCGCAGCCGGATTCGCGCCCCAGCCGCCGAGCAGGTTATTGAGCCCTCCGTTTGCCAAACCGAGCGCAGCGCCGCCGATACCGAAGCCCAGCGCCGTTCCGGCAAGGCCTTTGCTTGCATATTCCATGTGTTGATCTCCTTTGCATAAAGTAAGCTGGCCAGCTCCTACGTTCAGTATGATGGAAAAGTCCGTCACGAAACAGCCAACGTCCGGGCCAGAAAAAGGCCAAAAAAGGCACAAAAAAGAGGCAGACACAGCGCATGCCGTGTCTGCCTGTTTACATGTGCGCGGAAAGTGCGTCCGTGCACCGCTTGATGATGTTTTTTGTACCGTTGAGGGACAGCCCCGCGCGCTCTGCGATCTTCTCCTGTGTCCATCCGTCGCAGAGGTATCGCCGCATGATGTCGCGGTACGAATCCTTGAGAATCCATTCAGAGATCAAACGCTCCCACTCGCTGCGCGGCAAGTCTGGCCAGCCGCGCCGCATCGTTTAGCCTCCTTTGTGATTCAAAATCGGGACATTGCCCTTGTTCGACACTTCAAGATCTAGCGCCTTTGCAATGTCCCGAATTTTAATATAATTCGTGCCGTCCTTCAAAATGCGTTCGACCTCGATCTCCTTGCCGTCAACGATCATCTTTGCTTTTGTTATCACCTCGTCCACCTCCTCCAAGAGCTTTTTAAAGTCCGCCCATTTCTTTTCGTCAATCAGCGGCAGCGGACACAGTTTCATCGAAATGTCATAGTGCCGGATTGCGGCCTGCACGTTCGGCAGCCGCTTCAGCAGCATCTGATAGAGCCGCGCCGCATTTTTCATCGTCGCCTCCGGGATGTAGTACTTGCCAGAAGCGTCTGTGTGGCTCACCATCTCGATAGATACCGTGTTGTAGTTGCCGTACACCTTGCCAAATTTTCCGCTCTGGCCGTCGCCCACGGCCCACGCCACCACGTCCAGCGGCACACACTGGTAAACGGTGTCGCCCTCATCTACCACGAAATGTGCCGACGCAGCGCGCCCCTCGGAGCCGTTGGCGAAGTATCGGGCGTTCCCGAGCGCCGTCGCGTGCAGACCAGTATTGGCCGTGTAGTGAAACACGATTGCCCGGATGGCCGAGAGCGGACGCCTGCCGCCCACTCTCGTTGCCCGGATGGTATCGTTAATTTTCAGTTCCATTGCTGCCTCCGTAAAGCTCATGGTGGAGCGTCAGCACCGCAGACTCGATCATCTTGTCCACGGTATCAGAATCAAACTTGATTCCTCTCTCGGCGAGGTAGTGCAGCACATACGCCTTTTTCTCCGCGCCCTCGTTGGCATTGTAAAGCTGCTCCGCCGCCTTGACCGCGATCTCCACATACGCCTGCCACTTTTTGAGCTTGTCCGCGCCGACGCGCTCCTTGATCCACGGGATCAAAAATGCCGACACCAGCGCCGAGATCAGCGCAATCACCGCCGAAATGATTTCTGTGTAGTCCATAGTTTTCTCCTTTCAGTCTTTCAGCACGATTTCCAGAAACCGTGCCTTTTCCTCTGCCGTATATGTTTCCGGCAGGCTCTCAATGTACTTGATTGCGTATTTACTTCTATTTTCATTTTTTGCCTTCCAGAGGTAAAACATCCCAATCGCCGTCGCAAATCCGATGACTGCCAACGTGACCTCCACACTCAGCACGCCGAGCACATTCAGGATAATGCAAACGATGCTTGCCGCCGCGCTGCCAATCAGAAGCTTCTTCGACGTCTCCATCGCAACACCTCCATTCGATACCTCCAGCATACCAGCAAATTACACGCGCTTCACCCCGTAAACAGAGAAAATCCGGCGGTTTCCCGCCGGATTCTTTCTTATCGGAATGGATTGTTCTTCTCTGCCCATGCCTTGTTTGTCGCGGCCCATAGATCCGCGCGTTCCGCGTTTGTCAGATCCATCTTCCGCAGAAGCGCTTCAGCCTCCGCCTGAGAAATCGATCCATTCCCGTCTGCGTCTGCGTTGGCCTTGAAGTATGCCACATCGTATGTGCTTGCGCCGGAATACTTATCTCCCCAAGCTGTGGTAGTCTTTGCGCCCATCCGTTTGAGCGCCCGCACCTTCGCCTGTTCCTTCGCAGCGTCCTTGACGGATTTCAATACGGAATATCGCTGCGCGTCTCCCTTCACGCCGTCCAGCGCCTGAGACACACTTTCCCAATAGATTCCGAGATAGTCCGTCTGGAACTCCACATAATCCACCGCGCTCAGCGTGTATTCCTTGCCATCCGCGTCTTTGATGCTGGTATTCATCACGCCCGGAAGAATGTCCACATCGCCGTGCGCCTCGCAGATCGCATAGACTTCCTTCTCCGCATCGGTCTGGCTCTTGTTGTCCGTCGCTTTCTGATACTCACGGATCATATCAAGCACCAACTGCCGTGTCCCGCGCGCCGCCGTGGACTTCGTATCGCTCTTCGAGAGTTTGTTGTAGTTCCCATAGAAGGTGGTCATGTTGCTGTCCGTCTTGGCTGTGATCTTCTTGGAAATGTTGTCCGGGTCGGATTTCGAAGTCTGCGACGTTTTCTCCGCCTTGTCGTAAAGCCAGTTTACAAGATCCTGCGAATACTGGTTGTCCTTGACGTAGGTGTTCTTCACGCCAAGCGTCAAATCCCGATTTTCTTCTCCAACCGGGAACAGGGCTTTCTGATACTTCCACCATCCGCCGAGCACGTTATTGAAGAAATAATCCGTCATCTGCGGGGAGACATTGAACGCCTGCCCGGCCCAGTAAGCCAGTTTTGACGTCCGGTCATTATACCGGTCTTTCGGTTCAAGATACTGCATACCGGCGGATTCAATCGGCCTTCCGAGGAAATCGCGGTTCGCAACCATCGACGTTCCGATGCCGACGATCCCAAGTCCGCCGAGTGCCCCTTTCCAATCTCCCTGCGCAAGATCGGCTGCCACATTCGGCAGATAGTTGGCCGCTGCATAGCTCCAGAATCCATCAAAGGCGTGCTTGTTTCCACCGACGCCAAGCTCCAATCCGGATTCCATCGCAGAGGTGAGAACCGCAAGGTCGCGCGGCTTCGGGATGGCAAAGTATTTCCCATCGCCCATCGGGATACAAAAATAACTGTTCTTCGTGTACGTGGAAAGTTGTTGATAGTCCTTCTTGCTTTCCTCGTCACGGTTGTTGATGAGGTAGAACAGCGCCGCGATCCCAGCCGAAGCGGCAAAATAGGCGATCATGCGGTTGCGAACAACGTGCTTTCTCTGCTCCGGTGGTGCATCCTGCCCGGTCAGGAACCGGACGTGCTTGTCGATGCCCTGCACACCGGCATTGAAGAACGGGACGAACTTGTTGACCTGTCTGGACGTTGCGCCGCCGCGCCGGAAATTCGTTGTCACATCCATCGCTTCATAAAATGCTGTCTGCGGATCAACGCCGCGTTCCCGGAGACACTTATAGGTGGCGAAGCGCGGCCCCTGTTCGATCATATCGCCCAGATACGAGATCCAATCCAGCGGGTTTAGCGTGAACTTTCCGGCCAGATCCTTGCGCGCTTTCTTCGCAACGTCGCGGTCGGTGCTGTAATAGCTCGCCTTGCCGCCGCCCATTGCGAGGTATTCCAGATAAAGCGGGTTCGCGCTGTCGCCTTTGAGCTTGTTGACATACGAAGCGCCGATCTCTTTGAGCAGTTTGAAACGGTTCGGTTCTTTCGCATAGACCATCAGCGTCCCGAGATCTCGCGGAAGGTTGGAGAAGATCGACCAGATGATATTGTCTCCCGTGATGTTGGAGGTCATGAAGTGCGACATTTTTCCGATCGCATCGACAAGCCCATTCACCTTTGACGGGGACATTTCCGTGATCGATTGGAGCAGCAGGGGGTCGTTGACCTTCCAGAACTCCGGCTTGCCGTTTTTCAGGACGGTAACAACGTCTCCGAACGCTTTCCCGCGCCGGAATTGCATCATGTAATCATCAATGTCGGCTACAATTTCCCCAAAATCGTTGGCATTTGCCCATCCCTTCTCCGTAATCCGATCCATCAGGTCACTCTTCACGCCCGTGAGATTTACGCGCGTCCCGCGCATCGGCGTGGGGATTTTTTCAAGGAATACTGCATCCGCGCCCACGCGCTGCGCTTCGTCTGTGATCCTGCGCATCACGTTGTTGCGGACGCCCGCATTGACGACCTTGACGATGTTGGAAATGATGTTGTCCACAGGATGAACAAGATCTCTGCCGCTGCCTCTGGCGCGTTTGATCGGGTTCTGCTGGTTGGCAAATCCGCGCTTCGCGCCGCCCTGCCCCTGCGGCATGGCGCGATTGAACGGAACGTAATGCTTCCACCGCTTGCTCCATTCCTCGCCGGTTTCTTCCGAGATCAGTCCAGTTCCAACGAGCCACGTTTCCTTGAGCTGGTCTTGGAACACATAAAGCCGCTCTGCCGCATCGTGGAACGCCGGATATTGCTGCTCCAGCTCTGCCGCGCGCCGGTTCATGAATGCCGTGGAGTTCTTGCGGTCATCTGCAAATACGCGCATTCCTTCCGCCAGCCGCTCAGGCCCATGCCGTACCACAAGATACTCGCCAAACGCCCGGTATTCGGCCTTGTTCTTCAGGTTGATCCCTTGCAGTGCCGCTTTCAGTCCCGGCCCCACATATTGTCCATTCGCATCTGTCAGATTTCCCGTGATGATCTGCCCGGCCATTGCGTCAGAATAGGCAGCGTTTGTCGCTAGCCGATAAGTATTCGTTCCGGTCGCTTCGTCGAGCAGCTTGATCCCGTGCAGGCTGTCTACCCACGCCTGATAAAGCACACTCGCTTCCGCTCTGAGCTTGTCGCCGGTCGTGTCGCCCGTCGGCACACGATCTTCTCTCAGCCGGATCGCGCTCTGCGCCGTGTCCGCGTCGAGCGAATAATAGGCATTGACTTCATCTGCGAGGTTTTCCACAAGCGCCCTGTCTCGCTGAGAAAGGCTGTTCAGAAAATGCTTTGTGAATTCCGGATAATCAATCGCCGCCGTTTCGGAGTTTTGCAGATACTTCCGGAGGAATTCCGCAAGTCCTTCGCTGATCCATTTGCTCTGCTTATATTCGTCCTTCAGATCCCCGAGGCCGTTTTTCAGCTCGCTGCGCATTGCGTCGGTCAGTTTCCCGGTAAGTCCGTATTCGCGGTTCAGCGCGTGTCCCAGCTCATGAGAGATGGTCGGCAGATCGTTTGTGATCTTCGTGCGGATGCCGTTGTCCAACTTGGAATACTGCCCGCGTACTCTGCCCCGCGCGTGCCCGGTCGTAATGTTGATCCCGAAATCATGCTCGATCCCGGCGATGATCTCACTCAGGGGTTTCGGGGTCTGCTTCTCGTCTCCGACGCGCGTTGCCGTCCATTCCGCGCTGTGATCCGCTGCGGCGTCTCCGGCCGAACGTTCCACCAGCTTTTCCACCCCATCGTCCGCAACGAATGCGCCCTGTTCATCCTTCGGATTCAGGATCGACATGATCTCGTCTTCTCTGGCGCGGAGATTGTCAAGCTCCTTCTGCTGTTCAAAAGGAGACTTTGCGATATGCTCATACTTCGTAAGATCATTCTTTCGGTCGGACAAGCTGCGCTCCGTCTGCTCCAATCGCCCTTCAAACGTTTTCAGCACATTTTCCATCGAACGTACCGTGCCGTCAGCGCTGTCCCTGTTGACAGCGAACGAATACGCGCCGGAGCCTTGCAGATACGCGCCGCCGTGGTTGTCCGCATACACGTCGAATCCGGCAAATTCGCCGATTTTCGCGCTGCTTGCCTCCGCCGTCATATCGATTCTCGAGGAAACCGCCTGATTGATCGCCTCGCCCGCATCTGCGCGCTTCTTGTAATTCCGTCCAAGAATGGTTGCGCGGAACTTATCGCCACCGGAATCCTGCCGTGAAGAAATGTCGGCTTTCAAATTGTCGCGGATCGTTTCAAACCTCCCGATGGTCTGCGGCAGTTCCACCACCTTCCGCTTAGCCTCCTGCACTTCCTTGATGTGCGAAGATGCAAGAGCTTCCAGCCGGTTGATTTTCTGCGAGATCTCATTCTGTTCCAGAATCAGTGGGTTGTCCGATGCAATCGCCGCGATTTCCGCCGCGCTGGCGGAGAAGTCGCCGTCGCCGTCTGCGGTTCTTCCGTTGTAATCGCCCGCAATGATCTGATGGATGAACGCGCCCTTGCGCTTCAGGTTGTCCCATTGACGGCTGTCAAAGGTTTTCTTCGTGATGTAGGTGTAGATCGACACTTCCGGGTTCGTGTTTCCCTGACGGACAATTCTCCCCCGGTTCTGTTCAATGTCACCGGGGCGGTCTGGCGCGTTCAGCTCATGCATGGCCACGGCTCGTTTCTGAATGTTCAGGCCGGTTCCCATCGCCTGCGTCGAACCGATGAGGACGCGGATCTTTCCGTCGTTGACCATCTCCTGCATTTTTGATTTCGCGTTGTCCGTCTTGTAGCTCTGTGCATACGCGATCTCATTCTCCGGAATTCCGCCCTTGACCAGCAGATCTTTGATGTCACGATAAAGGAAAATGCCGTTCTTTTCGTCCTGCCCGCCAGGGACGCCACGATCACAGAAAATAAGCTGCGTTCCCCGGTTCCCTTCGCTGGCCCGATATTCTTTGAGTACATTGTCCACGCATTTCAGAATCTTGCCGCCCTCTTCGTAGCCGAGCTTCGGGTCGATCATGCGCTGCGTGTAGCTCATTTTCTTCCCGTCGCCGTAGACCTTCAGGATGTTGTCGTCCTTCACGTCCACACGGCCTGTGCGGATATTGTCCGCTCGCTTGCCGATCTCGCTGAGATATTCCGTCTGTGCCTTGGAAGGGTCGCACTCCACCACAATGGGGCCACCGGTTCTGACTTTCGGCAGCTTCAACCCCGGCGCCTGCGTCACAACATCGGCAAAGCTGCGGAAAAGCTGCTGCAATTCGCCGAGGTTCCGATACCGGCTCATGGACTGCTTCGTCTCATAACCGTCTCCGCCGGCCTTCATCTTGTTAATGTCGACCACTTCGCCAAACTCGCTGGCCCATGCGTCAAAGCTGTTGATGCCCTTCTGCTTCATAAGATCGCCCTGCAAATAGCTCTGCATGGCATACATTTCAACCACAGAGTTCATAACAGGCGTTGCCGTCCCAAACACGACACCACGTCCGC